ACAATGCCCACATGTTCTGCGCTGCCTGTGCAGTCACCAACGCCGTTGTCGTCCCAGTCATAATAGATATAGTCGCCCGGTTCCGGCACCTTTGCGTCATTCTCACACCAGCGCCCCATCTGCTGCCACAACTTAATCTGGCGGTTGCAGCTACATTCAGTAGGAATAATATCCGTGTAGCCTGCTTCAATGGCAATTTCACTGGCAAAGGTTGCGCACCATGCGTCCGTATAGGTCACTTTGTACCCCTGCGCAAGTGGCTTGTGTTCATTGTAGCGGTCAATGATTGCTTTATGCGCCGCTGTGCCCTCTCTGGCTCCCATGTGTGTTGCTGCTTTCGCAGCAAAGTTCTTTCTTACTTCTGATACGTTCATATTGCTTGTACCTCCATTCTTTTTATTGCTAGCGGCTCCGGCTGCGTACTGGTCATAGTATTTCTGCCCATATCCTGCACGCTTTGTCTTCACCGTGTCGCTCTGGTCTGCCGGGCGCTCAAACTGTGTCAACACTGCATTTGAAGCAGCAATGACGGTCTGTGCGCTCTTTAATACTGACAGTGTGGCTTTGTAGCCCTCTGTCAATTCTTTCATAAGGAACCCCAGCTGTGTTTCAAGGTCGCCAATAGACTTCCCAGCTGCTTTTGCATATTCCAGCAAAGCGGCTTTTCTGGTGTGGTATGTCCACTGCGCCAGCCCATAGCCTGCGCCGTCCCTTGCAAAGTTTCCATAGCTGCCGTTGTCCACGGCTGCTGTGTAGCTTTCGTCAGTGCGTCCCAGTTTCTTTTCATAGCTGTTCTGCAAGTTCTGCGGGTTCAGCCCGCTTTCTGCATATAGGTTCCCCATCAATCCGGCTGCCCCGCAACTGGACAGCCCTTTTGATTTCAGAAAGTTCCAAATCTTTTCTGGTGTTGTTTTTCCTATTAGTCCCATGTCTTATACCTCCCCGGCGCTACTGCGTCATGCTTGAAAAGTCAGACAGCGTGCCGGACAACTCCGGGTATGCAGCTTTGATTTTCAGCAGGTTTTCTGCCTTTGCTTTCCAGCAGTAGAACGCTACTGCGGCAGCAGTTACCCCGCCAACGAACGTCAAAAGGACTGATAACTGGTAAAAATCCTTTGTGACCACTACCCACACGCCCACGGCAAATGCTATGTAGTAAGTTGCAAGAATTGAAAAGATAATGATTTTTGTTGCGCTGGTCTTTCGCTCCGGGTGTTCCTGCAACTCTTCTTTTCTCTTCTTTCTGCGCTGTCTGAAATACTGCAAATTCCATAAAAAAAGCACTGCTAATGCCAGTGCAAATCCAATGATAAAAAATATCAAACTTTTCATATTGCTGTTTTGTACCTCCTATGGTTCTTCCGGCTTTGACAAAGCAAAATCATTTGTGCGCATACATTCTTTGTATATTTCCAGTATGTATTCATGCGCAACATCAACTTGCCCATTAGTCAACTTGCGGTCTTTGATGTACTTGTCATACTTTGCCAGTATGTCAATGATATGGTCGAACTCTTCTTTTGTATGGCGTCTGTGATTTATGCAACTGCTCTGAAATTCCAGAATTTCCATACGCCAGCTGTCAACCTTGTGGTCTGTAAAGTCTTTTTGCAGCTGGTCCAGTTGTTCTTTCATGTCGTGGTTCATAAGATTTCCCAGCTGTTTAATCAACCAGCGCACGGGCTGTACTTTAATTCCCGGCGTTATGTCAATAACAATCCCAATTCCCGCAAGCCACACAATAGCTTTCTGTACCATTTCCCAGACGTCCGCTGGGTTAAGCGTCTGTATTGCTTCCACTGTCCGTCACCTCCTTTTCTTCTGGCTGCTTGATATAATCATCAGTGCTGCCGTAATATCCGCAGAATAGACCGCATTTGCTGGCTGGCTTCTTCTCCGGTTCTGGATATGGCTTGCCCATTTCCTGCAAGTAAAGTTCGTTTAGGCTCTGGCGCATACCGTAACTGTTAAAATGCTGCAATATGCCCCGGTATGAAGCAACGGACCTATCCAGTGTATCTTTGTCAATCTCTCCGGCGTGATATGCTGCAAACATATATTTCAATCTACGTTTCAGCTTCTTTGCCGTCTTCTTGCGCAATTTTACGTGTGTTGACCAAATGCGGAAGCCCACAAACTCAATACCCATGCTGGTTGGTCTTATACAGGTTTTCTTGTTAAGCTGCAAATGCAGCTTGCTTCCCAGAAAGTCCGCAATTTTGTTCTTTATCTTTTCCAGATACTTTTTGTCTGAGTGTAAAATTATAATGTCGTCCATGTAGCGTATGTAATAATGCAGGTGCAGTTTGTGTTTGCAGAACTGGTCAAGTTCGTTTAAGTACAAATTTGCAAACATTTGTGAAGTCAGATTGCCGATGGGCAGCCCAACTTCTCCCAGCAATTCATCAAACGCCACGTCGCCAATGTCGGCACCCAGCGGCAGACCAAAGTTTGTGTCTTCGCAGTTTATTATTACTGACAAGACGTGCAACAAATCTTCATCAGCAATCTTCTTCCGCAAAATATCCATCAATACTTCATGGTCTATCCGGTAAAAATACTTTGCAATATCCAGTTTCAAATAATAGAAACGCTGCGGCTTCCGGTCAGTCTGCTTCAACCAATCATGCAGGCGGTTGACTGCTTTGTGTGTTCCCCTGCCTACTCTGCAAGCGTAGCTGTCAGAAATGAACTGCTTTTCAAAATATGGGTTCAGCTGGCTATATATAGCGTGCTGCGCCACCCGGTCTTTGAAAGTGAGTGACATAATCATGCGCTTTTTCGGCTCATAAACATAAAATATGTTGTAGCGTCCCACGGTGTAGGTCTGCCAGATAAATTCATTCTGTAATTCAATCAAGTTTTCTTCCAGCTTATCCGTGTACGCCATCACATCTGGTCTGTACCTCTTGCACTTTATCCCGGCTTTGTACGCATTGAAAAGATTTTCAAAGTCGTAAATCATAGGGAAAATGTTTTTGATTTTGTGCAATTTCTTTTCCCTCCTGTTGTTAAAATCTGCCGTACAAATCAAACTGCGGTTCTTCCGCAGTCCAAACGTGATATATACATTCAGTGCCAGTCTTTCCGGCTCTGACTTTCAGCCCTGCGGCTTACTAACTATCTTTACGGCTATTCAATCTTTTTCCTACGGCTCCCGGCTGGCAGCCTTTGGAATGGAAATAAACCCCTTTAACCCAAATGCACTGGACGTGTCCACTTGTGGGCACGACTACTGGCAGAAATGGGGTGAAGCGGAACGGAGCGAAACGTTGTTGTTGACGTTAGAACGGGCGTTGTTCAAGTTCAGCGCACCAGCGCCACCGTTGGAAGTGTTGTTGAAACTCGAACCCCGGATAGGCACGGCAAGTCCTCTATTAACGGCTTATTCCCATAATATAAAAAGCAGGTGTTACCCTGCCTTTTACCAGTCTTATTTTGCAGCACTCCCATTCCCGGAAGTGCTGCCGTTCAGTGATTTATAATAGCCGCCCACCATGCAGCCTATTTCATTGATATATCGTGCCATCATTTCATATTTCTTCATTGGCAGACACGGTTTGCCGCTACGTGTGTATTTTGTGCTTGCCGCAAGCCTTATCAAATGCCGCAGCACATCAACTTTCGTGTCCAGTTCTCCAAGTGTCGTCTTCTTGTAATGCTTATTTTCAAGCATTATGACCAATTCCAAAATATCCAGCATTGTTCCGTCTATCTTCTGTGCAAGTCCTCTTTTCGCTCTGGGAAACTCTTCAAGCTGTGGTCCTGCGTATTCCAGCATTTCCCAGACTTTGTTTTTCATTTTGAAATCTTCCTGTGTGGCGTTATCTCGCACATTGTCCAGCTGTGGCGGTCTTTCTTCT